AGGGAGACGCTGGAGGGGCTGCGGGCGACGTGCCGGCACACCGGGCTGGCGGCGGAGGAGGAGGCCCTGGCGTTCGTGCTGGGGCCGATGCTGCCGGAGAGCCTGCGGCACCTGCTGGAGCGCGAGAGCCGGCGCTGCGCCCGCTGCGGCAAGCCGATCCAGGACCGCCCCCGGGCGGAGTACTGCAACGAGGCGTGCCGGCAGGCGGCGTTCCGGGCGCGGGCGGCGGAGGCGGCGGAAGAGGCGGGAGAGGAGAAGCGGACCAGACCCAAGGCCCGGCCCTGCCGGTGCCGCGGCTAGAGGAGAAGACCCCATGACGACGGCAACGCAGATCGACGGCCAGGGCGATCCCCTGGCGGTGTTCCCGCCGGACGCCGAGGAGGTGCTGGCCCGGCTGGAGCAGGACGAGTTCTGGAAGCCCAGCGAGGAGCCGGCCATGCGCGTGCTGCGCAAGGGCCTGCTGCCGGTCATGTCCGGCGAGGAGCTGGCCCTGCTGCGGCAGGCGCTGCTCGAGGACGACCGCGACCTGATCCAGGGCTTCACGACCGAGCCTCTCCCCTACCCCCACACGCTGCGCGAGCCAGTGGCGGCGGCCTGCCTGACAGCCTTCGGCCCGTGGAAGACGCGCGGGCTGGAGACGGTGGGCCAGGTCGAGGACGCCTTCGCCGCGAGGGCCGTCGAGATCGACGCGCGCCTCGGCGAGCCGGCGGCGTGCGGCTGGCTGTGGCGCTGGTGGGACCACACCGACCGCGAGCGCGTCCGGGCCAAGCTGCTCATCGAGATCGGGAAGGAACTGGCGGCCCGGGCGGCCCTGCAAGGAGGCGGATGATGGCGAAGCTGTTCCCCTGGATCGCCGTCGCCCTGGCGACCCTGTGGTTCATCGCGGCCTGCGTGTTCGCCTTGCAGCCGCACGAAGGCGAGGACGAGTAGCCGCCCCCCGGCGACGCCTGCCGGGGAGAGCGGCCAGGAGAGGACGGCATCGACACCCCCTGGAGACCATCCATGAAGACGGCGGCGAAGCGCGTGCCCGGCGCGAAGCGGAAGAAGCGGCATGTGGCCGCGGTCGTGAGTACCTGGCCCTACGGGCTGTGCCAGGCGGCGAGGATGCTGCGCATGCACGAGAAGCGGCTCAAGGGCCTGCTGGCCTCCGGCGAGATCAAGGGCCGGGTGGACGAGGGCGACGGGCGCAAGCGCTGGCTGATCCTGGGCAGCGAGCTGCTCCGCTGGATCGCGGAAGGAGCGGCGAAGCGATGAGCGAGCAGGCGCAGGCGAAGGCGCGGGCCATGAAGCCCGCGCGGCGGCAGGGCATGTTGCTGCTCGTGGCCGAGACGCCCGAGGGCGTGCAGTACGACGCGGCGCACCTGCTGGGCAGCAAGGTCGTCGGCCACCGGGTGCTGGAGCGCCGCGCCCGGCTGTTCGCCCAGGCCGAGCGGATGCGCGAGCTGCTGGGGCGGATGGCGGCGCTGCTGGCCGTGGCCCCGCCCGCCGAGCCGGACGTGTTCGAGGCGCTGGGCGAGGCGCGGGAGATCCTCGCCGAGACGGAGTAGCAAGGAGGACGACAGTGGCGAGAGCCAAGGACGGCCTGGGGATCGCGTTCCTGCACGCGATATTCGACGTGGGGCCGGTGCGCAAGCGGAAGCCGCGCAGCACGGCCAGGAACCAGCCGGCGTGGGAATGCCCCCGCTACGGCATGACGGTCCAGGCCAACACCAAGAGCGAGGCGCGGGCCGCCTTGAAGAAGGCCGTCGGCCCGCTGCCGAAGGGCCTGGAGATCCGCAAGCGTTCGTAGCCGGGAACCGGACAGGAGGGACGGGCGATGCACATGGAAGCGGCGGACGGGGCCAACGGGCCGATGGCGGCGCTGGGCCACAAGGAGCAGGCGCTGCGGGCGGTCCGGCGCATCTACTCCGACCAGCGCCTGGACCGGCGGCGGGCGGCGGAGCTGCTCGAGGAGATCGTCGAGGAGGCGCAGGCCCGCATCGAGGCCATCGGGGCGCACCCCGGCGCGGACGAGTAGGCGGGCCTCCCGAGCAGCGGCGGCCCTTGTCGGGCCGCCGCAGGGCCGAGGCGCGGCGTTCCTGGGGTGGAGGGCGGCGGGGGCCGCCTTGCCGCGCGGAGCGGGTTCGATGCCCGCCGGGAGGACTGGTTTCGCAGCACCGAGGAGACGGCGGAGGATGCCCCATGAAGGCGTTCGCGGACAGGGTGCGCGCCTGGGCGGAGGCGCGGGCGGCGAAGGCGGCGAAGGCCGAGGAGCCGGTGTCGGTGGTGTTCGCCTTCGGCGGCTGGGACGCCGAGGCCGACGAGGCGGCCGAGGGCGGGGCGTGCGTCGCCTCGCGGGTGACGATGGCGGAGGCGGTGCGGGCGTGCGCGGAGGCGTGCGCCCTGGCACAGCGGGAGGGGTGGCCGGCGGGCCGCCCGGTGATCGTGGACCTGGCCGGGCGGCGGATCGCCCCCGGCCTCAGCTGATGAGGAAAGGGAATGGACGCGTTCAAGGACTTCAAGTACCAGCAGGGCGACGTGGTCTGCCTCAACGGCGACAGCGAGGGCCGCGTGCGCATGACGGTATCGGGCCGCATCCTCTACGAGCTGGCCGGCGGCGCTGTCGAGCGGTGCTACCGCTGCATCGCCTTCTGCCGGCACAAGGACGGCTGGGGTTCGCCGCACGAGCGCTTCGACTACGCCGAGTGCGAGCTGATGCCCGCGCCGGAGCCGAAGCCGGCCGACACCCGGGACCGCTGGGCGGAGAGGCTGGACAAGATCGCCAAGGAGGCGTTGGGGGACGGCCCCAAGGCGTGAACGCAAGCAGTCGCCCGGAGCAAGGAGGCCAGGGATGGTGACGCACGTTCTGGACTCGCTGGCCGCCCACGCGGCGGCGGTGGCGGCGGTCGGGCTGGCTGCCTCGGCGGCGGCGGCCTGGCTGGGCGGATCGCCGTGGGCCTGGGGCTTCGGCCTGTCGTGGCTGCTGCTGGGGCTGTCGGTGGCCCTGGAGGCGCGCCGCACGGCCTGCGCGGAGGCCGAGAAGGCCGCCCGGATCGCCGCCGGCGAGGCGCGGCGGAAGGCCGAGCGCGAGGCTAGGCTCAAGGCCGCCGCTTCGGCCGGCAACCTGACCGGGCCGGGGACGGCGGGATGATCCGGGACAGGCGCGTCCCCTCCGGCTGGCAGCCGCGCCTCGTCGCCCATTGCGACGGCTGCGGCAAGGAGGGCGGCGAGGCGTTCCGGGGGCCGGCGCTCAACAAGGAGGGCGCGTCCGACGCCCTCCGGGCCTGGCTCGAGGCGCGGGGATGGACGGTCGAAGGGCACGCGGGGCCGGCCTGGTGCTGGTCCTGCTCGGGAGAAAGGAAAGGGCGATGATGTCGCGGAAGGAGATCGGCTGGGGCCACTGGCTGCTGGCGTCGGCCTGGATGCTGCCGGCGCTGGGGCTGTCGCTGGCCGTGGCGGCGTGGCCGGGGCCGTCGCCGCCCTGGATGCCGGGGCTGGGCTGGGTGCTGGCCGGCTGGGGGCTGCACGCCTGGGGCACCGACGCCGCCCGCCTGGCCTGGGACGAGGCGGACGAGCAGGCCGGCGAGCAGCGGCGCGGGCAGGCCGGCGAGCTGATGCAGCGCATGGAGGAGTTCCCGGCCAGGGTCGAGCGGCAGCTGTCGGGCCGCAACGGGAGACCCTGACATGGACGCGGCGGCGCTGCGGCGGCTGGTCGAGGCGAGGCTGGCGCTGCACGAGGCCGAGACGAAGCGCCAGCTCGGCAAGGGCGGCCGGAGCCGGAACATGGGTTCGGTGTGGCTGCTGGCGCTGCGCATCCGCCGCGAGGAGTGCAAGGCGATCCTCCAGGCGCTGGACGCGATGGAGGCGGCAGCACCGGCCCCTGCGGAACGGGGGCCGGCCTGACATCCACGGAAGGAGAAGGGGCGATGCGAGGCGAAGCGGAAGTGGAAGTGGCGGACGTGCCGGCGGCCTACCTCGACCTGGCCGACTGGTCGGTGGTCGGGGACGACATCGTCGCCGTGCAGTGGCTGCCGCGCACGGAGATGGGCAAGTTCGGCAACCACGTCCTGGCGGTGACGGCGCGGGTGATCCTGCGGCTGCCGGGCGGCAAGGTCGGGGCGTGCAAGGTGGAGTCGCCCGAGGGGGTGCTGCGGCTGCGGCAGTACATGGCGCTTCGGCCGGCGTTCCTCCGGCGGGCGGCCTAGGAGTCGTGCCATGGACGGCGAGGCGTGCATCGGGGCGGCGGGAGGGCTGGCCTGCCTGGCCCTGCCGTCGCGGGTGGTGCGGCTCCGGCCGGAGCAGGCGCGGGCCATCGCGCAGCATCTGCTCTGCCGGGCCGACGAAGCGGAGGGACTGCACGATGGCGGGATTCAGGAAGGCGGCCGCCGAGAAGGCGGCGCTGAAGATGGCCCTGTACGGGCCGACGGGCAGCGGCAAGACCCTGACGGCCCTGATGGTGGCCGAGGGGCTGGCGGCGCTCCGCAAGGGGCGGGTGGCCATGATCGACACGGAGCGGGGCACGGACTTCTACTGCCAGGAGGTGCCTGAGCGGGCCGCCCACCCCGCGGCGTTCGACTTCGACCGGCTGGAGACGCGCTCGCTCACCGAGGCGCTCAAGGCGTGCAGGGAGAGCCGGCCGGAGGAGCATCCGGTGGTGGTGATCGACAGCGTCACGCACCTGTGGGAGGCGGCGCGGGCGGCCTACACGGGCCGGACGACGCGGGCGGGCAGCATCCCCATGCAGGCGTGGGGGCAGATCAAGAAGCCCTGGAAGGAGCTGATGCACTGGATGCTGGCCACGCCGCAGCACGTCCTGCTCTGCGGGCGGCAGGGCAACGACTGGTCCGAGGGCGACGGCGGCGAGCTGGTGCTGGCGGGCGTGAAGATGAAGGCCGAGGGCGAGACGGCCTACGAGCCGGACGTGCTGCTGAGGCTGGAGGCGAGGCCCCTGGCGGGCAGGAAGGGCCAGGGGGCCAAGGTCGTCCACCTGGCCCACGTCGAGAAGGACCGCACCGGCAAGCTGCCGGCGTGCATCGAGTGGCCCTCCTTCGACACCCTGGCCCGGCCCCTGCTGGGCCTGCTGGGCGAGCGGCACGCCGCGCCGCAGAGCGAGGACGACGCCGCGGCCCTGGACCACGAGGCGCTGGCCCGGCAGGGGCGGGAGACGGAGGCGGCCTCGCAGGTGCTGCTGGGGCAGTTCATGGCGCGGATCGCCAAGGCGAAGGGGCTGAAGGACCTCAACGCCGTCGGCCTGGACATCAAGGCGAGGAAGGCCGGGCTGCTGACGCCGCACGTCGCCCAGCTGGAGGCCGAGTACCGCGCGGCCATGCAGGCGCACAAGGACGCCGCCGCCAAGGCCGCGCCCGCCGCCGAGGCCGACCCCGCCGAGGAGGAGGAGCGCAAGGCGATCCGCGAGAACGGAGGAGGGTGAGATGGGACGCCAAGACCTGGACCCGCTGGAGTCGGACATCCTGCGGTTCATCCAATGCAACCCCGGCGCGACGGAAGCGGCCATCTCGCGCTTCATCGGCCTCGTCGCCGAGATCGAGGTCGCCGCCGGGTGCCTCGCCCTGTTCCGCGGCGGGGAGATCGACGCCGCCGTCTCGGACGGCGAGATCGTCTGGCGGACGACAGGAGCGGCCGGCGAGGAAAGCATCGTCACCGACGGCGTCGGTGGCTGACTGCCGCTGCCCCGTGGCCCGGAGTCTCTGGCGGGACTCCCACGAACGTCCGGCACGCGGCCGGGGAGCAGGGTTCGATTCCCTGGCGGGGCCGTTCGCCCGAGGAAGCGAAAGGAGATCGCTGATGCAGATGGACGTGGACCGGATCAAGGCGCTGGCGGCCCCGTTCCCGGCGATGGTCGCCGAGGAGATCGCCTCGGCCCGCCGCCAGCACAAGCCCATCAACAGCACGCACGAGGGCTACTCGGTCATCCTCGAGGAGCTGGACGAGTTCTGGCAGGAGGTGAAGAAGAAGAGCCGCGACCGCGACCGGGCCGCGATGCTCCGCGAGCTGGTGCAGCTGGGGGCGATGGCCCAGCGCTGCGCCGAGGACACGGGCCTCGCGGCCAAGGAGTGACGGTCGCGCCGGCCCGCACGGATGCGAGGCCGGGCCGGGCGCTTCCCCCTCGGCAGGGACGCCGGGAGGGGAGGCGGGCCGGGTCCCGGGCAATGAGAATGGATGCAGGGAGGCATCGGATCATGAACGGCGAGTGGATCAAGATGAGGGGCGAGCTGCTGACTCACCCCAGGTTCCTCGCGCTCTACTCCGCGCTCCTGCACGGGGACGATCCCCACGGGCTGATCCGCTACGCCGTCGCCGAGGAATCCCTGCCCTACGGCGTCCATCCGCCCGACGAGGCCGGGCCGGTGGCGGCCGCGTTACGAAGCGTGACGGAGGCGGCGTTACGCGATGTCACGCTCGTCACGCTGCTCCGCGTGTGGTGCGCCGTCAACGCCCATTCCAAGGTGTCCGGGAGCGATGCCGTGATGGCCCCGATGAGCCTGGACGACCTCGACGGCGTGGCCGGCTTCGGCGGGTTCGGCCAGGCCATGCTCGCCTCCGGCTGGGTCAGGCACGGAGAGCGCAACTCCCTGGTGTTCCCCAACTTCTGCGAGTTCAACGAGCCGCGATGCCTGCGCGGCGGCCCGGCCAAGAGCGGCAAGGAGAGGCAGCGGGAATACCGGGCGCGGAAGAAGGCGGAGGCGGCTGCGGCGGCCCGTGACGAAACGTTACGAACGGTGACGAACGGTGACGGCAGAAGAGAAGAGAAGAGAACTATCAACCCCCCTTCCCCCCCTCCGGGGGGAGGAGGAGGCGAGGGCATCACGGACCCCGAGAAGGCGGCGCAGGTGGTGGTGGCCGAGGGCCGGTTCATGCCCAGCGACCGCTCCGACCTGCACCCGGCGGCCTTGCGGGTCGCCAGGGAGTACGGCCGGCTCGTCGGCAGCGACCACCGGCAAGGGCACGGGGTCGCGGCGGCGGTCAACCTCATGGCCCACGGCATCGCCGAGAGCGTGCTGCTGCTCGCGGCGCAGCGGTACGGCGAGGACTGCAAGCGCAAGGACACCCCGCCGGGCAAGCGGCAGGGGGCGGGCACGTTCTACGGCACGGGCACCTGGCGGCTGTGGCTCCAGGCTATGCCCGCCGAGGCCCCTGGCGGCCCCGCCAAGGCCCCGCCGCCCCTTCCGCCGCCTCCGGGGCCGGAAGAGAAGGCGGCGGCCCTGGAGAGGCTCAGGAAGCGGAAGGAGGGGCAATGCGAGTCTTGAACCTCGGGGCCGGCGTCGGCTCGACCACGGTCTACCTCCTGGCGATGGACGGGCTGATCGATCCCATCGACTATGCCGTGTTCGCGGACACGATGGGCGAGCCGAAAGCGGTCTACGAACACCTCCGCTGGCTGCAAGGGCTGGGCGGCCCGCGCATCGCCGTCCGCAGCCGCGGCGACCTGGCCATGAACCTGTCCCGCGGCGTTCACGCCGCGGGACAGGGGCGCAAGGGCGGCTCGCGGCGCTTCGTCTCCATCCCGGCCTACACCTCGTCGCCCATCGACCTCGAGGCCCGCGAGGGCCAGGTCAGGCGGCAATGCACCCGCGAGTACAAGGTGGACGTGGTCGAGCAGGCGATCCGCGAGCTGCTGGGCGTGGCCAAGGGGCGGCGCGTGCCCAAGGGGACGCGGGTGGTGCAGTCGTTCGGCCTGCACGACGACGAGGGTTCGCGGATCAAGAGCGTCAAGGCCAGGATGGCGGGGCACCCGTGGGCCGTGCCGGCGTTCCCCCTGGCCGAGATCGGCTGGACCCGCGAGCGCTGCCTGGCGTGGCTGGCCAAGAGGGTTCCCCATCAGGTGCCGCGGTCGGCCTGCACGTTCTGCCCCTACCGCAGCGACTCCGAATGGAAGCACCTCCGCGACAGCGACCCGGAGGGCTGGGCGCAGGCGGTCAAGGTGGACGAGTCGATCCGCGACCCCGCGAGCGCGTGCGCTCGCGGGATGGAGGCCGCTCTCTACCTGCACCGCTCCTGCACGCCCTTGCCCCTGGTGGACATCGACGCGGGTGCGGCGCGGGAGGAGGCGAGGCGGCAGGCGGGGAGGCAGCCCGACCTGTTCGGGCTGGAGGACTGCGTGGGCATGTGCGGGCTGTGAGAGGCTGGGAGGGACGGCATGTCTGACCGGATCAATTCGCCCTGGAAACTGGAGCGATACCGGGCGCGGAAGCCCGGCTGGGTCATCAACGTCAGGGATGCGACCGGAGCCAACATGGCCTCCTTCTCCTCCCTCCAGGGCTTCGACGAGAAGGAGTCGCTGGCCATCGCCCGCCTGATCGCCGCCGGGCCGAGCCTGCTCGCGGCATGCGAGGCGTGGGACCAGGGCTTCGCCGAGGGCGAGGAGTTCGACGCGGCGCAGTTCCTGGCCTGGGTGAACGAGCGGCGGCGGATGGCCCGCGAGGCCATCAAGAAGGCGAAGGGGGAGGGCAGGACCGATGACGCATGAGCGGCGCGAGCCGGGCGACGAGGCCGAGCGGGCGATGCTGGGCGGCATGCTCCGCCGCAACGCGGCCATCCACGAGGCGGCGGCGGTGTGCGCCCCCGGCGACCTGCGCACGCACGCGCACCAGGTGCTGTACGCGGCCGTGCTGGACATCCACGGCCGGGAGGGCCGGCCCGTGGACCTGGTCATCCTGGCGGAATACCTGGGCCGGCAGGGCACGCTCGCGGAGGTCGGCGGCCCCGTGGCCCTGGCCGAGCTGTGGGACGCCGGCGGGCCGGGCCTCAACGTCCGGCACCACGCCCGCATCGTGGCCGGCCGCGCGGCCCTGCGGCGGCTGCTGGCCGCCGGGCAGGCGGTCTGCGCCCTGGCCGAGGGCGGCACGGGCACGGCGGAGGAGATCGTCGCCGAGGCCGAGCGGCTGGTCTTCGCCGTGGCCCAGCGGTCGCGCTCGCAGGGCGAGCGGCACCTGGACTCCGTCCTCGCCGCCTGGGAGGAGGAGTACGACCGCCGGGCCTGCGCCGACGGCACGCCGGGCATCGAGCCGTGCGTGCCCGGCCTCTCCTCGGTCGTGCCCGGCTTCATGCCCGGCGACCTGGTCATCCTCGCGGCGAGGCCCGCCGTGGGCAAGACGATGGCGGCCCTGGCCCTGGCGCGGGGAGCCGCCGAGGCGGGGCACGGCGTGCTTTTCTGCAGCCTCGAGATGCCCGCGGAGCAGCTGGCCGAGCGCCTGCTGGCCGGCGAGGCGGGCGCGGACGCCCAGGCGGTGCGGCTGGGCCGCGTGCCGCTCGCCCTCATGGACCGCCTGATGGGGGCGCGCAAGGCGCTGGGCGGCCTGCCGGTCTGGATCGACGACGCGGCCAGCCAGGACACCCTGCGCATCGCCGGCACCGCCCGCCGCCTCGCCGCCCGCCGCGGCCTGGGCCTGGTGGTGGTGGACTACGCGGGACTGGTCAAGCCCGCCGACCCGCGCCGGCCCCGGCACGAGCAGGTCGGCGAGGTGTCGGCGTCGCTCAAGGCCCTGGCCAAGGAGCTGAAGCTGCCCGTCCTGCTGCTGGCCCAGCTCAACCGCGAGCTGGAGGGCCGGGGCGACGGCAGGCCGCGCCTCTCCGACCTGCGCGACTCGGGCAGCCTGGAGCAGGACGCCGACACGGTCGTCCTGCTGCACCGGCCCGACTGCACGCGCGACGAGCTGTCCCTGATCGTGGCCAAGCAGCGGAGCGGCCCCACGGGCGAGGCGTCGTGCCTGTTCGACCGGGAGCGGCTGCGGTTCCGCGACAACGCTTCGCCCTTCGCGGCGGGAGGCGCGGCATGACCCCGCCCGGAGCCGTCGAGCTGCCGCTGCCGTGGCCGCCGTCCGTCAACCACTACTGGGGCGAGCGGGTCGTCCGCAGCGGCGCGAGATGGGTGATCCAGAAGTATGTCGCCGAGGAGGGCAAGGCGTACCGCACGGCCGCCTGGGCGCTGCTACTGGGCTGCGGCCGCCCCAAGCTGTTCGGCCGCCTCGCCGTGGAGATCTGCGCCCATCCGCCCGACCGGCGGAGGAGGGACCTGGACAACCTGTTCAAGGGAGTCCTCGACTCGTTGCAGGCGGCGGGGCTTTACGACGACGACGAGCAGATCGACGACCTGCACATCCGCAGGCGTCCCGTGCATCCCGGAGGGCGGATCGTCGTCCGGGCCTGGAGGATCGAAGCGTGAAGGACTACGGATCGTTCCTGGCTTCCAAGTCGCAGCAGGGGAAGGCGTGCGGGTTCGCCCCGACGTGGATGCCTTCCTTCCTGCGCGGCTTCCAGGCCCACCTGGACGAATGGGCCGTGCGGCGCGGGCGGGCGATGATCGCCGCCGACTGCGGCATGGGCAAGACGCCCGTCTCGCTCGTGTGGGCCATGAACGTCGTCCGGCACGCCAACAAGCCCGTCCTCGCCCTGGCCCCGCTGGGCGTCTCGCACCAGCTGGTGCGAGAGGCGGCGAAGTTCGGCGTCGAGGCGCACCGCTCGACGGACGGCAAGCCGAGGCGGGACGTGACGGTCGCCAACTACGAGCGGCTCCACCTGTTCGACCCGGACGGCTACGCCGGCGTGGTGTGCGACGAGGCGAGCATCCTCAAGCACTGGTCGGGGGCCACGCAGAAGGCCGTCACGCGCTTCCTCTCCAAGGTGCCCTACCGCCTGCTCTGCACCGCCACGCCCTGCCCCAACGACTACGTCGAGATGGGCACGATGTCGGAGGCGCTGGGCGAGCTGACCCATTCGGCCATGCTCGAGACGTTCTTCCGCCAGATCAGCGACGACGAGAAGAAGGCCAAGGCCACGGCCTCCGACATCGTCCATTCCAAGCGGCTCTCCTGGCGGGTCATCCAGGGGTTCGGGCAGTGGGCCTTGCGCCCGCACGCCCACGAGCCGTTCTGGAAATGGGTGTCGTCGTGGGCGCGGGCCTGCCGCAAGCCGTCCGACCTGGGCGGCTACGACGACAGCGAGTTCACGCTGCCGCCGCTGGTCCGCCGCGACCACGTCGTCGTCCCGGAGACGGCCCCTCCGGGCTGGCTGTTCACGGTCCCGGCGTTCGGCCTCAACCAGGAGCGCGGCGAGCGCCGCCGCACCATCGAGCAGCGGGCGGAGCTGGTCGCCTCCCTGACGGCGGAATCGGACTCCGCCGTGGTCTGGTGCCAGCTCAACGACGAGGCCGAGCGCATCGGCAAGGACGTGCCCGGGGCCGTCGAGGTCAAGGGATCGCAGGGCATGGACGAGAAGGAGGAATTGATCCTCGCCTTCCTGTCCGGGCAGGCCCGCGTGCTGGTCACCAAGCCGAAGATCGCCGGCCTCGGCCTCAACATGCAGCACTGCGCCCACGTCGTCACCTTCGTCACCCACAGCTACGAGCAGTTCTACCAGTGCGTCCGCCGCTGCTGGCGCTTCGGCCAGAAGCGGCCCGTGACGCTCGACGTGATCGCCACCGAGGGCGAGGTCAACGTCAAGCGGAACATGGAGCGCAAGGAGGCCCTGGCCGCGCAGATGCTCGACAGCGTCATCCGCCACATGAACGACTCGCTTTCCCTTTCCGCCCCCAGGCCCGCCAGGAAGACGGAGGTGCCCTCATGGCTGTCCATGACCAGCTGATCGCCGACCGCTACGCGATCTACAACGGCGACGCGATGCAGGTGATGCCGACCCTGCCCGGCGGCTCGGTCCACCTGTCGCTCTACTCGCCGCCCTTCGGCGGCATGCTCTACCAGTACAGCTCGGCCCCCGAGGACCTGAGCAACACCAAGGACTACGCCGAGTTCTTCCAGCAGTACGCGTTCTTCGTCCGCGAGCTGCACCGGCTGACCGTGCCGGGGCGGATGAGCGCCGTCCACTGCCAGGACGTGGCCGTCACCAGGGGCGGCGAGCACCACCTGATCGACTTCCCCGGCGACATCATCAAGTGCCACGAGGCCGAGGGCTGGAAGTACATCGCCCGCTACCACGTCTGGAAGGAGCCGCTGACGGTCCGCAACCGGACGATGGTCCGCTCGCTGCACCACAAGACCTTCTGCGAGGACTCGACCCGGTGCAGCGCCGCCAACGCCGACTACCTGCTGATCTTCCGCAGGAGCGGCAAGAACCCCGTGCCGGTGGCGCACCCCTCCGGGCTGACCGGCTACGCCGGCTCGCGGCAGCCGCCCGACAGCGTGCTGAAGTGGCGCGGCTACAAGGGCAACCAGATCAAGAACGAATACTCGCACTGGTGCTGGCGGCAGTACGCCTCGGCCTTCTGGGACGACATCCGCATCGACCGCACGCTCGGCAGCGGGGCCAGCCTCTACTCCGCCGCCAAGGCCGACAAGGACGAGGCCGACGAGAAGCACATGCACCCCTTGCAGCTCGACGTGGTCGAGCGGGCGGTGGTCATGTGGAGCAATCCCGGCGAGACGGTCCTGACGCCGTTCATGGGCGTCGGCAGCGAGGTCTACGGGGCGGTCCTCAACGGGCGGCGCGGCATCGGCATCGAGCTGAAGCCGGCCTACTACCGGCAGGCCGTCAAGAACCTGGAGGAGGCGGGCCGCCTCGCCGCCGAGCAGGCGGGGGGCGTGTCGCAGCTGGAGATCGACCCCGAGGCGTCCTGACCCTTCACCCCCGACGGCCAAGGAGGGCCGGCCCATGCAGCAGATCCGTCCCGGCGACACCGTGCGCTGGAAAGCCGGCGTGCCGCCTGCCTGGCGGGTCATCCACGCCCCCGGCCCGTTCGCCGTCGTCTCGGTGCGGCCCAGCCCCGGCGGCGTGATCCGCCCCTACGCCTCGGCGGCAGTCGAGGGCTTCGCCCTGGAGTACGAGCCGGGCCGGGTGTGCCGCGTCCGGCATTACAGGCAGGCCGGCGGCTACTACGATCCCGACTTCCGCTTCCTCGCTGGCCGCTGGTCCGCCGAGATGGACGTGCATGAGATGTGGCTGGAGATCGTCGAGGCCAGGGAGGGCCGATCATGATGCGGGTGTTCGTGGACTTGCATGGGGTCCTGAGTTGCTTCACGCGCCCCGCCTGGGAGATCCACGGGCACGGCCCCGCTCCCGACTGGTACCGCTCCCCCTGGCTGTGGCCCAAGCCGGGGGAGTGGGACATGCACCCCTTCATGGGCCTGACCGAGGACGCCTTCTGGAGCCGCCTGCGCCACGAGGCGTTCTGGTCGGGCCTGCCCTGGACGCCCGACGGCCACGCCGTGCTGGCCATGCTCCAGCTGCGGTTCCCCGGCAGCCTCTGCCTCCTGTCCAGCCCGCGCCAGGAGCCGGCGGCCTTCGCCGGCACGGTCTGCTGGGTGCGGAAGAACCTCCCCGGCCTGCACAGCCGCTACCTCCTCGGCCCCGACAAGGGCCAGGTGGCCGGGCCGCACGCCCTGCTGGTGGACGACGCCGACCGCAACGTCGAGCGCTTCCGCGAGATGGGCGGGCTGGCGGTCCTCCTGCCCCGCCCCTGGAACTCCAGGCACGCCGAGGCGCACGACGCCGTCGGCTGCCTCGCGGCGGACCTGCGCAAGATCGACCTGGCCGAGGGCCGGGAGCCGGCGCGCTGGAGCCACGGCTGACCGTGCCCCTTGCCCAGCCCGCACGGCCCCGCTCCCGGACGCGCCGTGCGGGCAGGCATGGCGCGTCTTCCGTTGCACCATGCACCGCTATTCGGAATACTATTGGCGGGCGATGTTCCACGGAGAACGCGGGAGCGAGGCGAGGCATGCAGAACGGGAGCAAGCTGCTGGAGGCCCTGGCCGAGGCCGGGCCGGACGACCTGAGGGCCGTCGAGGAGCGGATCGCGGCCTGCAAGGCCGAGCAGGCGTCGATGGAGGCCGCGGCGAAGCTGCTGCGGGCCAAGCTGGGCGTGCGGGCCGAGGCGCTGCCCAAGCCGTCGCCCAAGGGCGTGCGGGCCTCCAGCGAGCAGATGGAGGCCTGGCGCAAGGCGGCGGCGCAGCACCTGGCCCGCTTCGGGGCCAAGACCCGCCCCGACCTGGCCTCCGCCCTCGGCGTGCCGCTGACGCGCATGCTGCGGGCGCTGGAGCATCCGTGGTTCGTCAACGAGGGGACGCTCTGGCGCGTCACCCCCGAGGGCCGGCAGGCCGCGTGAGGGAGGGGCAGGCCATGACCGCGCGCGAGCTGATCTTCCGCCTCAAGGAGTTCCCAGCGGACGCCGAGGTGGCGGTGCGGGGCCGCAACAAGCACGAGGACCGCCTCGCCGTGGCCGTGGCCCTGCTGCCGGCGAAGCGCGAGGACGGGGAGCCGGAGGGCAAGCCGAGGAAGGCCGTGGTGCGGATCATCGGCGCGGAGGGGTGAGGGACAGGACGGGACGCCAAGGAGGAGTGACATGCCGGACGTGATCATCGACCAGCCGCCGCCCGTGCCCAACGGCAAGCGGCCCGTGTGGGAACTGGTGGTGGAGGACATGCAGGAGCGCGACCGCGTCGGGCGGCAGCGCTACGGCACGCCCCTCCAGCCGCACAACGGGCGCGACGCCCTGGTGGACGCCTACCAGGAGGCGCTCGACCTGGCCGTCTACCTGCGGCAGCGGATCGAGGAGGAGAAGACGGGGGCCGCGCCTGTCGCCGTCAAGGAGGCTCTGGAAGGCATCGCCCTGGAACTGCTCGACCGCAAGGCCGGGCATGACGACCGGGCCAGGGGAGCCAAGGCCACGGCCCACCAGGACACCGTGAGCCATCACGCCCTCATCCGCCACGAGGCCACCTCGCTCGGCCTCGGCATCGCCGCCGGCATCATCCGCGAGCGGCTGAAGAAACTGGCCGGGGCCGCTTGACGCCCGCCCGCGCCCCGCCCTACCCTCGCCCGCATGAGCCTCCCCGTGCGTCCGCAGTCGGTGCCCGGCGAAGCCAACTGGACCCCCGTGGCCTCCAGCTGGCTCGCAGCCATCGCCTTCAAGCCCCTGCCCGGCAGCACCTACGGCAGCCTGCTGATCGAGACCAAGGACGGCAAGCGCTACATGTACGCCAACGTGCCCAGGTTCGTGTGGATGCAGATGCGCGAGCCGAGCCACGGCCAGGCCTGGTGGCGTCTGCGGCTCAAGGACTACCCCGTCACCCGGATCGCGTGAGATGGCCAAGCGGCGCTATTCGGACGAGGAGAGGGCCAACGCCCTGGCGGCCCTGGCGGCCAACGCCGGCAACGTGGCCGCGACGGCCCGCCAGCTGGGCATCCCCGGCAAGACGCTCGAGCATTGGGCCAAGGGCGAGCGCCATCCCGAGGCCGCCAAGATGGGCGAGGAAAAAAGAGGCCCGATGGCCGACGAGCTGGAGCGGGTGGCCTGGCGGCTGCTCGACGCCATCCCCGGCAAGATCAAGGACGCGCCCCTCAACCAGGTCGCCACGTCGATGGGCATCGCCATCGACAAGGCCCGCCTGCTGCGGGGCGAGCCGACGGAGATAGCCGACAGGCGCCATGACCCCCTCCTCCTGCTCCTCCGCCAGCGCTACGCCGAGGCCGACGCCGCGGATCATGCCGCTGCCGGTGCTGGAGGCCCTGCTGGCGGGCAGCCCCTACCTCCGCCAGGCCCCGACGACGCCGCAGCTGCGGTTCCTGCGGCTGGAGTGCCTTGACGCCCTCTACGGCGGGGCGGCGGGCGGCGGGAAGAGTTCCGCCCTGCTGATGGCGGCCCTGCTCTTCGCCGAGGTGCCCGGCTACTCCGCCCTCATCCTCCGCCGCACCTTCGCCGACCTCAAGCTGCCCGGCGCGCTCATGGACCGCGCCCACGAATGGCTCCAGGGGACGGGGGCGAAGTGGAACAGCCAGGAGCACCGCTGGCGCTTCCCCTCCGGCTCGTCGCTCCAGTTCGGCTACTGCGAGGCGGAGAAGGACGTGTACCGCTACATGTCCTCGGAGTTCCAGTTCGTCGGCCTGGACGAGGCCACGCAGTTCACCGAGTTCCAGCTGCGCTACCTGTTCAGCCGCCTCCGCCGCCGCATCGAGATCCCGGTGCCGATGCGCTACCGGCTGGCCAGCAACCCCGGCGGGCCGGGCCACGAGTTCATCCGGCGGCGGTACATCCGCGAGGCCGGCGAGCGGGCCTTCGTGCCCGCCAAGGTGGCCGACAACCCCCACATCGACCAGGCGGCCTACCTCAAGGCCCTGGACGAGCTGCCGCCCGTCGAGCGGGCGCGGCTCAAGGACGGCGACTGGTCGGCCACCGACTCGATCCTCTTCCCGGCGCACGCCCTCTCCCGCTTCGTGGACGCCCGCCCGGCCGAGGTCGCCGCCCGCGTCCGCGCCTGGGACAAGGGCTATTCCGCCGCCGGAGACTGGACCGTCGGCGTGCTGATGTCCAAGACCGCCGAGGGGATCTTCACCGTCGAGGACGTGGTGCGCGTCCGCTGCGCCCCCGACGAGCGCAACCGGGTCATCAAGGCCACGGCGGAGGCCGACGACCGGGCCGCCCTCGGCCCGCTGGCCCTGAAGCATCCCGCCCGCCGCATCCTCCAGATCATCGAGAGGCCGCCGGGGGCGGGCACGGAGACGACGGCATCCCTGATCCGCCTGCTGGCCGGGCACAAGGCCCAGGCCTGGCGGCCCGTGGGGGACAAGGAGGACCGGGCCGAGACGTTCTCGGCGCAGGTGCTGGCCGGCAACGTGCGGCTGGTCCGCGCCCCCTGGAACGACGACTACATCGGCGAATTGTCCATGTTCCCCAGCGGGGCCAACGACGACCAGGCCGACGCTTCCACCTGCGCGTTCCTCTCCCTGGCCGGCAAGACGCCTTTCGGCATCCATGTGCTGTGAGCCTTTCCCCCGTGGCGTAGGATGGAGCCATGAACGCGGAAGAATGCATCATGCGGCTGGCCGACGGCTGGCCCGCCCTGTTCGGGCGAGGCCCCCTTCGGCGGATCAAGGCGCTGGCCTACGTCTTCTGCGTGGGCGGCAACGGCCTGCACTGGAACGGCGGCCATGTGGACGGCTGGAGCGACCCGGACGAGGCGTGCCGGCCCGGACGGCCCTCCCTGGAGGCGCGCGAGCGCATGGCCGCCCGCGAGGACTCCGAGCCGGTCAAGCTGTACCCCTTCAGCCCCCGGTGGTGCATCCTGGGCGAGATGCCGCCCGACGGCGCGGTCGATCCGGGCTGGCTCGCCCTGGCCCTGGAGCTGGCCGCATGGTTCCGCCAGCACGGCAGCGCGGAGGACAGCGGGCGCATCGAGGCCGTGCTGGCCGCCAGGAGGGCCGCGGCATGAACCAGCGCGACTTGCTCGTCGAGGCCGTCAGGGCGGAGCGGGAGCGGTGCGCCCGGATCGCCGAGGCCGAGGCCGCGACGCACGAGCAGGTACGCGACAGCCATTCCGCCAAATGGGGCGGGCTGCCGTCCGACACCAGGGACGAATACTACTGCCTCCTCAACGACATGGCCCTGGCGTGCCGCGCCGTCGCCGGCAAGATCCGCGAGCAGGCCCCCGCTTGACGCCCCGCCCTTGCATTCCCGAAGGCGACAAAGGAGGATCAGGAATGGCCAGCCGACCGATGCTCGCGGATGCCGCCCTGGAGATCGTCCGGGGCATGGACGAGGAAACGATCCTCTCGCTGAAAGGGCAGCGGGGGAAGCTGCGCATCGGCGCACTGGAGATCGAGGTGCTGATCTCCGACGCCGGCGTGCCGAACCCCGACCCGTTCGGCTTCGGCATCGCCTTGCCGCCCCTCTTCGACGCGCGGCTGGTGCTGCACGCCAGGATCGAGGCGATGCGGGCCGCCGAGGGGGACAGGCCGCCGATGCCCGACCATGTCGTCCCCGGCGACGGCAGCGGCCCCCGGCCTTCCGTCCCTGCTTGACGCCCCGCCTCCGCCCGCCGCAGACTGCCGGGCATGGCAGCGCCGCGCCGATGGTCTGGACGAAGCTACGCGAGGCCGCAGCCGGCCGGGGGGCAGTCCCCCGACTCCGGCCGCCGCGAGGCCGACGCGCAGGGGCAGTCGCTCTACCTGCGCAGCCTGCGCTCCTGGGCGCCGGGCCAGTGGACCGACAACCGCCTCGAGCAGTCCCGGCACCAGCTGGGGGCCGTCCACGTCGCCATCAAGGTGCTGTCCGACATGGCGGCCTCCTGCGAGGTGCGCGTCGTGCGGCACCGCGACGGCTCGGCCATGTCCGACGGCTCCGGCGACGCCGAGCCGGTGGAGCGCAGCCACCCCCTGGCCCGCCTGATGCGCCGGCCCAACAGCAAGGAGACGGGGGGCCAGCTGCGCCGCCGCCTGGTGCAGCAGCTGTGCCTGACCGGCACCGCCCTGGCCTGGCACCTGCGCGACGGCAACGGCGTGCCCGCCGAGGCCTGGTGCATCCCCACGGGCACCTGGCAGCCGATGCTCCGCTCCGGCGAGTACCCCGAGGGGGCCTACCGCGTCCTGCCCTACTTCAGCTACGGCCCCTTCGCCGCCATGCCGGGCCTGATGAGGCCGGGCGGCGTGGTCATCCCCGCCGACGAGGTGCTGCGCGTCGATTTCCCCCATCCCCTGGTGCAGTACGACAGCTACAGCCCGCTCACGGCGGTCGGCCTGCAGATCGAGGCCCTGGAGGCGGTGGACCGCTCGCGCAGCTACATGATGCGCCAGGGGATCAACCCCTCCGGCGTCGTCGAGCTGGACCCGCAGGCGAACATGCCCGACCAGGACGAGCTGGACCGGCTCAAGGAGGAGTTCGCCGCCAAGTACGGCGGCCCGGAGAACACGGGCCGGGTGGCGGTGATGTCGCCCGGGGCCAAGCTCTCCCCCTGGAGCCGCTCCAGCACCGACATGGGCTTCGAGCAGGCCTGGAGCCAGCTGGTGGACTTCGTGCTCTCCGCCTTCGGGACGACAAAGATCCTGGCGTTCATGGCCGAGGCCTCGAGCTACGCCGCCCTGTACGCCTCGCTCAAGCAGTTCAACGTGCTGTCGATGTCGCCGCTGCTGCAGCTCCTGGCGGACTGCGTCAACTGCCAGCTGGTGTGGCCGCACTGGGGCGACGACCATTCGGTCGAGTTCATCCCGGCCGCCATCGACGACAAGGACCAGCGGCGCCAGAACCTCTCGCTGGCGGTGAGCGTCGGGGCGCTGACCTACGACGAATTGAGGGCCGGCCTCGACATGGACCCGGTCGATGGCGACTGGGGCAAGGAGCGGGCCTGGACCGGCCAGGCCGCCGCGCAGATGCAGAAGGCCGAGGCCGCCGCGGCGCAGGCGGGAGCGCCGGACGCCCCCGGAGGCGATTCCGCCGCCTCGGGCAGCCTGGAGTCGCTCCTGGCCGGCCTGGACGCCAGCGACACGCAGGACGCCGGCCTGGCGGCCAGCACGCCCGACCCGGGCGGCCTGGGGCAAGGCAGCCTGCCGCCGCGGCTGAAGTCGTATCTCGCCAACGGCACTAGCAGGAACGGGCACTGATGAGCCAGCACGACCACGCACCCTCCCCCCTGGACGACCTCGCCCGCGACGCCGGCGAGGTGGCGGGCTTCCTCGAGGCCCTGGCCGGGGCCGTGCCCGGCATCGTCGAGCCGGGCCTGCTGGCCTACCTCAAGGGCCTGGGCCGCGATCCGGTCGGCCTCGCCGTCCTGCACGCGGCCTTGCAGTCCGTGGCGGCTGCGCAGGCCCCTGTGCAGCCCGTGCAGCCGCAGCGGGCGGGGTTCGCCCGCGCCCGCTGACGCCCTGTAGCGCCCGTGCGGGATGCGACGGCACGGGCCGGAGGGATTCCGTATAGGAATCGGGGGCGGGCTGAATCCGGGCGGGGCGATGGCCGTAGATTACTGTACGATCATCAACGAAGACGGCCCCGAGCGCCTGCCCTGGGAGCAGGAACGGGGCGAAGGTTGCGAGGCGCACGCCGGGGTTAGCACGCCGCAGTACCTAGGCTTCGGTGGGGAGGTTGCTTCTCCCGCCTGGCGTGTGCCGAATGTGGGAAGGGCCGGTGCCCGCTGGAGCCTCATAAGCTCTGGAAGCCTGGATCGACACCAGGTTCCCGCACTGAGAGAATGAACGGGGCCGCGAGGCGTTGATAGCGTCTCGCGGCCCCTTCCACGACGCCACCTGTCGAGAGGCGAACGTCATGGCGAAGCCGCGCCGGACTAAGTTCCGTGCCCTTGTCGAGGCCAACCCCGATCCGATCCTATGCGCCTGCGGGTGCGGCGAGCGGATCGTCTTGCGGTGGCACCATGTCCGCGACGGCATCCCGAAGCACATCAACGGCCATCAAGGCGGGCGGCCGCCGCAGCCTCCCGCGGACCGCTTCTGGGCGATGGTGGATCGTCGCGGGCCGGACGACTGCTGGCCTTTCCAGGGGTCGCCCGGGCCGGACGGGCATATCCGCCTGGTCCTGCCCGAAGGCAGGGTGTTCGTCCATCGCTTCTCCTGGGAGCTGCACCGCGGGCCGATCCCCGAGGGGATGCTTGTCTGCCACAAGTGCGACAATCCGCCTTGCGTGAATCCGGCCCATCTGTTCCTGGGCACGCATGCAGACAACATGGCAGATCGAAACCAGAAGGGCCGGCAGGCTCGCCAGCGGGGCGAAGCGTGCGGCACGGCGAAGCTGACAGAGGACAAGGTCCGAGAAATCCGCCGGCTGGCCTCCGAGGGCAGCAGTCCGGCAGCTCTTGCTGTCGCTTTCGGCGTCAGCGAGCGGCACATCAAGAACATCGTATGCCGGAACAGGTGGGCACATCTTTCGGCTGATTGACCCCGGCGGCCAGCGTCGGCCATGCTGTCGGTTCCACCAAGGAGCCGCGGCATGGCCGAATTCGCGTACACGCTCAAGGACGCCGGCCCCGGGGGGCAGGGGCTGGCCGGCTTGATGCTGGGCATGCAGGCCCCCGTGCGGCCCATGAAAGCCGACGGGCGGCGGATGACCGTGCGCGCCCTGCTCACCAGCGAGGCCAAGCGCGACCGGCAGGGCGACGTGGTCTCCGTGGCCGGCATGGACACCTCCTCCCACGAACTCAACCCGGTCTGCCTCTGGGACCACGGCCGGGCCTACCCGCTGCCCATCGCCGTGGACCGCACTCCCGAGGGCGTCTACACCGTCGAGAGCGACCCCGAGGCGGGCGAGATGTGGCACACCGCCCACTTTTCCCAGCGGTCCCTCATGGCCGAGCAGGTGTTCGCGCTGATCGAGGAGGGCATGCTGGCGGGCTGCTCCGCCGGCTTCCGCCCCATCGAGTGGGAGGCGTTGCCGCCCGACCCCGAGCAGGGCTTCCGGGCCACGGCGAACGGCCCGGCGGGCAAGCTCATCCTGCGGTCCGAGCTGGTCGAGTGCAGCTTCGCCAGCGTCCCGGTGAACGGCGAGGCCGCCCGCGCCATCGTCGGCAAGAGTTGGTGTTCTCGCCCCCTGGCTCCCGTGCTGCTGGACAGCATGCGGCCTTTCCTGCCGGACCGCCGCTCGCTGCCCGTCCGGGGCGGCTGGGACGCGGCGGGGATGGCGGCCAAGGCCTGGGAATGGGCGGGCAAGGCCGGCCCTCCGGGGCCTCCGCCCAGGCCGGGACTCGTCTGGCGCGAGGAGACGCGCCGCTGGGCGCGCGAGGGGGGCGGCAAGGAGGAGGCCGCGCCCGCCTCCGGTCCCGGATCGCCCGACGCCCCGGAGGCCCGGCCGGCTCCGCCTCCGCCCCCGGCGCGATCCGCGGCGGCCGGGGCGCTGGCCCCCCTGTCCGACGCGCTGCCGGCCTTGCAGGCGGCGCTCAAGGAGGTCCCCGCCGGCGAGGAGGCCTGGGAGGCCGCCGCGTCGGCCCTGCGCGACATCGGCGACCACGCCGACCGCCTGGAGGAGGCCGCCCTTGCCCTGGCCGAGGAGCAGGGCCTGGACCCGGCGGAGGCCTGGGAGCGGGCGCGGGCCGGCGACCTGGCGGCGGCGGCGGTGCTGGCCGCCAACGGGCTGCGCGAGGCGGAGCGGAGCGCCTCCGCGGTCGAGGCGCTCTACCTGTCCTGGCGCGAGGCCGGCGGCGCGGGCGAGGCCGCCGAGGAGGCCGCCGAGGAGGCCTTCGCCATGATGGAGGGCGCTTCGCTGGCCCTGGAGCAGGCCGAGCAGGCGCTCCAGGCCCTGGAGGCCGAGGCGGCGGCCCTGGAGGACGACGACGCCCTGGCGGAACCGGAGCGGCTCCTGGCCGAGAGCGGCGAGGACGAGCCGTCGGGCGAGAAGGCCTGGAGCTGGGCCGCCAAGGCGGGGCCGCCGGGGCCTCCCCCGCGTCCCGGCCTCCAGTGGAAGGAGGAGACGCGCCGCTGGGTCAGCCCGGACGGGGGCGGAGGCGGCGGGGCCGACGCGCCCGGCGCGGACACCGGCCTCTCCGAGGACGACGCCCTCGCCGAGCTGGAGCGCCTGCTCGCGGAGGACGCCCCGGCGGAAGCGGGTGCCGAGGACGTGCCGGAGGACAGCGAGGAGGACGAGGACGCCGAGGACGACGCCCCTTCCGGCCCCGACGAGGAGCTGACGGAGCGGTTCATCACGCCCGAGATCCGCGACTGGGAGGAGCAGGGCGGGCTGAACGACGCGGTCCTTGACAAGATCCGCGAGGCTATCCGCGCCGACAAGGGCGGGCTGGGGTCGGACCGCTTCTTCTACGAGCCGTGCATCAACCCGGAGACGGGCCGCCTGGAGATCTGGCACGACGACGCCATCGAGGCCGAGTTCGGCGGGAGGGCGTTCGCCAGGGAGTCCCCGCTCACCGGCCAGGTCGTCATGATGACCGACGACGAGCGTGCCGAGGAGGCGGAGCGGATGGAGCTGTCCGACGAGGCCGACCCGGAGCTGAGCGAGCATTACGGGGCGGCGGTCACGCAGCTGTTCAACCGGGGCCAGCTCACGCAGGAGGAGATCGCCGCCTGGGCCAGGGAGCTGGCCGGCGACTACGAGGGCGTGCGGCTGGCCCTGAACCCCGACAACAGGCGGGTCGAGGTCTGGAGCGACGAGGACGCCGACGAATACTGGGGCGAGGGCACGGTCCTGCAGCTGACGCCCGACGGCAGGCTCGACATGGACGGCCCGCCCGAGGAGCCGGAGCCGTCCGGCTCCAAGGCCTGGTCCTGGGCCGACGCCGGGGAGCGCCGGGCCGCCGCCCTGGCCCGCAAGTCGTGGTCGTGGTGCAGCGAGAAGGCCCGCACGGCGCGGCAGGAAGGCGAGGTCTGGACGGTCGGGAACAACCGCTACACCAAGGTCGGCGGCAAGATCCGCCGCGCCCCGCTGGGCGGCAAGGACTCGCCCAAGCGCACGGAGGCCGAGCACGCCGAGTGGAAGCGCGGGCAGGAGGAGCGCCATCAGGGGCCGAAGCGCCCCAAGGGCGACCCGGCCAAGGCCCGCGAGGCCGTGCTGGCCCACATCGCCAAGGGGGACGCGGCGACGGCCGACGACATCCACGCCCTGGCCAGCACCCTGCGCGGCCTCACCGTGGCGGAGATCAAGGCCATCAAGGCCGAGCACGGGGTGAAGGCGTCGGGCGTGAAGTGGGACCTGGCCGCCAAGGTCGCCGACCGGCTGGTCGCGGCCGTGCGGGCCAAGGCCCCCAAGGAGCAGCCCAAGGAAGCGCCGAAGCCGGCGAAGGAGGCCGCCCCCGCCGATGCCGCCTCCAGGCCCGACGTGCAGGCGGCGTTCGGCGACGCCTACCGGCGGCTCCACGATGCCACGGCCCGCCTGGGCGGCATCGTCAAGATCCCCGAGCTGGCGGACGAGATGAAGGCCGCCGTGCCCGGCCTGACGACGGAGGAGATCCACGCCGCCTTGCAGCAGTGGATGAAGGAGGACAAGCTCACGCTCCAGGTCGCCAACGACCCGCACCTCGAGGAGAGGGCCGGCGAGGGATTCCATCTGCCCTACGGCGACGGCATCGGCACGCACGGCCTGCGCTTCTACGTCCAGGCCCGCGACGAGCAGGCCTCGGCCTTCCCCCCGGCGGAAGCCCCGAAGCCGCCGCAGGCCGGCAAGCCCGCGCCCGGCAAGCCTGCCGACCTATCGAAGCCCAGCCCCGAGGGGCGGGTGATCCCCGGCGGGCCGCCCAAGCCCCCCGAGCCGGGCTTCACGGGCACCGACCGCCTGGGCCGCGAGTGGCAGAACGGCGAGCTGGTGGCCAGGCGGGACGACGAGCCGGAGGCGAAGCCGGCGAAGGCCGACGCGCCCGCCGGCAAGGCGAAGCCCTTCGGCGATCCCGCCAAGCTGACCGGCGAGCGGGCCTTCGACATCATCGAGGGCATCCGCGACGAAGGGAGGCGGAAGGCGATGGCGGAGGCGATGATCGCCGCCCGCCCCGACATGGCCGAGGAGATCGGCCGGTACCTCGAGATCGCCGCCGAGAACCAGCCTGCGGCAGCCCCCGCGAAGGCTCCGCCCGCCAAGGCGGCTCCTGCGGCCGCGAAGCCCGCGCCGCCCGCCGCGAGCGCCGGCAAGGTGCTGCACGACGAGGACGGCCTGCGGGTGGTGGAAAAGCCGGGGCCGGACGGCATCCCGGTTCCCGAGACCGCCATCGACGAGCCGCGCGGCATCGCGCTGGCGAAGGAGCATGCCGACGCGATGGCGGAGGCGGCCAACACGATCCGGCTCTACAAGGGCGGCAGCGGCACCGTGCCGCTGCTGGCCCGCGACCTGCGCCAGGAGGTGCAGCGGAGGACGGGCCGCGCGATGACGCTGGGCGAGGCGTTCGACGCCATCCACGCGCTCAACCAGGCGGGCGTGATCGAATTGCACAAGCTCAACGAGGTGCAGTCGATCCCGGAGGCGCAGCGGCTTTCCGCCGGCATCCACAAGGACGACCGCTTCTACCACTACACGATGGGGCCGGACAAGGACGTGACCGGCGACGACGTGCGGCGGGCCGTGGAGGCGCTGGAGGCCAAGCGGGCGAAGCAGAAGCCCGCCGCGCCCGAGCGCTCCGGCCCGCCCGGCCCCCCGCCCCGCCCCGGCCTGGAGTGGGACGACCAGGCGAAGCGCTGGGTGTCGAGCAAGGACGACGAGCATGCGGAGGCGAAGCCGGCGGAGGCCGCCCCGAAGGCGAAGGCCCCCGCGTTCCCGTCCGACAAGGCCGCGCGGAAGATGCTCGACGTGTCGGCCTTGCCCGAGGCGGCCAGGCAGGCGGCCCTGTCCCTGCCGGCGGGCCTCAAGGAAGCGGTGCGGCGCTACACCGTGGACGAGGACAACGAGGCAGGGGAGAAGCCCGTCTACCAGGAATTGAACAGGGCGCTGCGAGAGGGCAAGGAGCCGCCGGCGGACGCCAGGGCGGTCCACGAGGGGCTGCTGCGGGCCTTCGCCGCGACGCCGCCCCTGGCCGAGCCGGTCATGGTCTGGCGCGGCGTGCGCGGCGGGGCGGACGTGCTGCGGCAGGCGCAGGAGGCCCTGTCTTCGGGCGGCCCGCTCGTGCTGGCCGGGCACCAGTCGGCCAGCCGCCGCCCGGCGATGGCCGTCAGCGGCTTCGGCCCGGCGGGGCCGGGCAACGAGGGGGCGGTCCTGCTGGAGATCGCCGCCCGCCACGGCATCGACGCCGACGAGATCGGCGCGGCGCAGAACGAGAAGGAGTTCATCCTGCCGCACGGCTCGCGCTTCCGCGTGGCCGGCATCAAGGAGGTGCCCTTCGTCCAGGCCGGCAAGAAGACGATGCGCCAGGTGGTGCAGCTCGAGCAGCTTCCCGAAGAGGCGGCCGGCGGGAAGGGGAGCGGCACGGCCAAGCCCGCCGCCCCCGCTCCCTCCGCGCCCGCCCCTGCCGCGCCGCCTTCGGCCAACGACGTGCTGGCCCGCCTCAAGGCCGGCAAGATCGACAAGGGCGAGGCCGCGCGGCTGCTGGCCGCGATCAAGGCCGCGAAGGCCCCTGCCGGGCCGCAGGAGGGCGGCGGGGCGAAGGGCGATGCGCCGGCTCCGGCGGCTCCCGGAGGGCCTGCGAAGCCGCCCGAGGGGCCGCCGAAGGCTCCGGCGGGCGGCAGCGCGGACGACGCCGACCCCGTGCGCCGCCATCTCCCGGCCTTGCGAAGCCGCATCGAGCAATCGGGCGGCATCACGACCGACGCCATCGCCGAATCCGCCGGCATCAGCCGCGACGAGGCGGATGCCGTGGCGGGGGCGCTGCTGGACGAAGGGATGATCCGCCGGCGGATCGCCTGGGTGCCCGGCGATTTCGTCGCGGTGCCGCCGGAAGAGCGGGAGTTCCATGCCCGCTACCGCGCCGGCAGGAAGGCCGACGCCGCCAAGAAGGCCAGGGAAGCGGAAGAGGCCGAAGCCGAGGCGGCCCGCAAGGCCGAGGAGCGGAAGACCCTGCCGCGGTCCTCGGCCGGAGACGGGGACACGGCCGGCCCCGGCGGCGAGCCGGCCTACTACAGCAAGCGGGACGGCGTGCGCTACGCCATCCAGAGGGACCGCCGCACCGTGGAAGTCCACGGCAGGGGGGCCGACATGCTGGCCGGCGACCTGGAGGCGGCGGGGTTCAGGAAGGACCGCAAGTCGGGGAAGTGGATCGGCCAGCTGGGCAGGCTCCACGACGTGGACCCGGTGGCCCACGAGACGCTGGCCTACGGCACCGACAGCCATTGAGGCCGGGCCTAGCCGGGCCGCTCCGGCAGCGGGCAGCCGTCGAACTCGGCGAGGCTGGCCCCCAGGGCCTTGCAGACGGCCTGGAGCGTGCCGAAGGCCGGGCCGCGCTCGCCCGACTCCAGCCGGTAGACCACCGGGCCGGACAGCCCGGCCTCCTTGGCCAGCCGGTAGGGCGTCCAGCCCTTCGCCTGCCGCAGCCGGGCGACGACCTCGCCCGGCGTCTCCTGCTTGGCCATGATGCGTCTCCTGCAATGCGGCCCCGGACGCGCGGCATGCCGCGCGTCCGGGGAGAAAGGCGAGGGGAAGAGGCGAAAACCTGCCCTGGGCACTCCTTGAATGCGGCCCCGGCCTGTGCCGGGGAAAGGCCATGAGCAACCGGCGGCCGTCCTCATCCCGAATCGGCTTGAATGCGGCCAGGGCTTGCGGCCCTGGAGAATCGTCCGGGGTGGCCGACGACACCCCTCCCTCGGTCCTGCTTCGATGCGGCCCGCGTCCGTGCGGGAGGCGTGCCGAGGGGCACGCATGGCGATCAGGGCTTCGGCGGGGTGCCGTGCCTGATCGCGTCCACCACGTCGTCGAACTCCTTCCAGTAGTTGTCGTTCCAGGGCTGCGACTCCCATGTGCCGCGAGGCGTCTTGCGCGCCTCGCGGCCCGTCGCCGGGATGACTACCGCGCTGGCGTACTCGATGCCTTCGGCGTACTCGATGCCCAGCGACGCCAGATCCCGCTCGCGCTCCGTCATCGTCCTTCCCTCCCCTGCCTCCGGGCGACCTGTGCGGCCGCGCCTGGGCACGGCGCGGAGTCCCGTGGATATCACTTGGTGGTCCGCAGCCGGAATTCCGCCTTGCGGCGTCCGGGGCCGCCGGGGACGACGTAGCGGACCTTGTCGCCCGCCCCGACCAGCGAGCCGGCCTGCGTGCGGATGGCGGCCAGCACCTCGGCCCCGCACCAGCCCCGCTCCTCGGCCATGTCGGCCAGGGCCATCCGGGCCATGAAGGCTGCATCGCCGCCGGCCAGGATGTCGCTCTTGAGCAGGGCCAGCGTCTCGGCCTTGGCGGTGCGGGTCGTCATCGTCGTCTCCCGTTCGTGTCCCTTGTGTGTCATCCGACACAGGAATAATAACCGGATGGTTACTACAGGGCAAGGGAAAACGGGAATTATTCCGGTTTTTCCTCCGGCTCCGGCCAGAGCCGCAGCTGCCCCGCCGGCTCGGCCTTCCGCTTCCTGGGCGGCGTCTCCGGCAGGGCCAGCGCCGTGCCCCTGGCGGCCTCCCCGGCGGCGTGGCGGGCGTAGGCGATCCCCGCCCCCGCCGCGCGCCAGAGCGGCCCCAGGCGGGCCGCCAGCCTCGCGGCCCGGGCCAGGGCGTCGAGCAGCTCGCGCTGCCGCCTGGCCCGGCCTTTCGGCGTGGGCCTCGGCTCCGCCGCCGCGCTCCTCTCCAGCTCCTCGAGCCGCTCGCGGCAGTTGCGCGGCAGCATCGCCTCGACGGCGTCGAGCGTCATCGACAGGACGGACCGTTTCGCGCTCATGGCTTGGCCTCCGGGGGCGTGGGGAATCCGTTGCGGGCGAGCCTGGCGACGGCCTGCCGCTTGGCGTCCATCGCCTCTGCGGGGGTGGCGTAGTGGCGGCTGGGCCGTATCCCGTCGTGCAATTCCCCGCCTTCCAGCAGGTCGAAGACGGCGGGCGGCAAGCCGGCGGCGGAAGCGTCCAGCCCCTCCGTCCGGCCCCAGCCCCACAGCCTCCGCCAGCCCTCGCCCGGCTCCTTGTGCCGCAGCGACCACAGCAGCGCCTCCAGCCGCCCGTCGCCTTGCCCCTCCCGCCGCGCCAGGGCCAAGGCGTCGCCCATCGCCCCCGGCTCCTGGCAGGCGTCGGCGAAGACCTTGCGCATGGCCTCGTTCTCGGCCCGCAGGCGGCGCACCTCGGCCACGAGGTCGGCCAGGTCCTGGCGGCAGTCGTCCACCAGCGCCCATTCGGCCAGCCCCCACGACTCGGGCCGCAGGTCGGCCATGACGAAAGCCGAGGACGCGTCCACCCGCGCCTCGATCCCTCCCAGCCTCTCCTCGCTCATGCTCATGCCGCTACCCTCGCAGGGCCTTCCGGTTCCGCCTCTCCCGACTCTTCCCCCAGCAGGCGGGCGCAGAAGGCCGCCAGCCGCTTCCGCTTCCGCCTGGCCCGCAGGAACGCCTC